TCACACCGTTGCAGCTTTCCCCTATGGAGTTCATCTCTATGGATAAGAAAACCCAGAACGCAACGATTTTGGATATGATTCAGTACGATTGGAACCTTGACACCATCAAGGAATGGTTCGGGGAGATTCCGAGGGATGTAAATTACGAGCAGAATATCTTGGCTGTCCTGAATGATATTCAGGCAGAGAACGGTTACTACTTTATGCACCGTCAGGATGTAAACCGTGATATTCGTGCGAAGAAAGCAGTTATCGCAGATATTGGCAGCTCACTTCCTATCGACTATGACGGAGAGAGATGGGAAAAGGAAAACCTCTCAGAACTCTACACAGAGATTGAGAAGATTCGCAAGAACAACGAGACTATTGAAAAGGCAAAACGCCTTAGAGACAGCCACGATGGAAAAATCCGCTCATTTCAGGCAGACAAGGAAATTAAGATTGCCGCACTTGATACGGAAATGGCTCAGCAGG